TTGAGGAGGAGTTATGGACCTGGTTCTCACGGATGAGATGCTGGTAAATATTTCGCGTGTAGGCGGCATTGTCTACTTTGAGGATTGCGCTACGTGTAAGGTGAAAATGAATGGAGTGATGATTTTCCTTAAGCGCTTGTCATATAGCGATTGGGCGGTTAACTCGTTCAGTAAGGAGTTTTTCAAGATCATCGATAGTCAGAAACCGCGTTGTACGTTTATTTGTAACAGCATTGATTTGGTTCGTATTCTGAGGAGGATCAGTAATGCGTCGGTTTGATTTCATGGGGGTTGCGATTCTGTTTTCAGCGTCGTTGCTTTTTCTGCTGGTGGTTGGTTTTGTGGCGTTCGCTATCGGTGTTGCGTCCACCATGATTCCTGTGTCATACTGAGAGGTGCAATAGGTCCTCCTCTCCTATAGCAAGGCCCCGGCCACCATGATGGTGACCGGGGCCTTACCTTGTGTGCTCAGACCTGCTCAGAAGCGTCGCTGAGGGCCTGCCACGCTGCTTGTGTGGCTGGCCCCCACACTCCGTCATCTTCGACGCCTAGGGCGCGCTGGATGGCTTCTACGGTGCGGTCGTGGGCTGCAGCGGACGCCTCACCCCACACACCGTCCTGTTCGGTGCCGATGACGCCCTGCACGTACTGGACGCCGAACGGGAACGACCCGCCGCCCCATGCGGAGGCGCTCACGACGGCTAGGAGTCGTTTGCGCGTGTCCGGGCCGATTACGTGGTCGGGGTAGGCGCCTACGGCCCGCTGTACGTCTTCCAGGCGCCTCTCAGCGGGTACGATGCTACCCATGCCGCTGTCGGCCCAGGGGTAGCGGATGCAGTGGCTGAGGTGTGCCCAGGGGCGGTGCTGACGCATGACCAGTCCCCCATCATCCCAGGAGACTTCACTGGTGTTGAATTCGATGGTGTTGACGCCGGTGGCGTCGGTGGACTCCACGACGCCGATGTGGTCGTCTTCGCCGTCGTCGTTCCAGTCGAACGTGACCATGTCTCCGGGGCGGGCCGAGCCGTAGGGGACTAGCCAGCCACGGGAGCGTGCTGTGTTGACGCGGGCGGGGACGTAGGCGCTATCGAAGTCGGTGACGCCGACCTTACGGAGGCAGTAGGTCATGCCCATGTCGCAGAAAGGTACTCCGCTTTGGCCGAATACGGCGCCGTGGCGGGTGGCGTAGTCGCGCCCGTACTTGGTTCCTTGCTCTTCGTCGTCCCATCGGCTGTATCCGATTTCGTTGGCGCATGCTCCGATGAATTCTGCTGCTGTAGCCATTACTCGGCCTCGTGCTTTCCGGGGGTGTGGTCGGTGTTGACGGATGCGACGGCGAAGAGGGCGGCGCCGATTGCGGTGAGGGCGGCGCTCTCGTCGCCGTTGAGGTACCCCTTGACGGTGAGGTATGCCATGACGGCGATCATGAGGTTGTAGGCCCACATGCGTGTCTTGGGTGCGGCGAGGAGGTTAATTGCCTTTTCCATTGTCGATCCTTTCTAGAATCTGGTTTAGTAGGCGGGTGTGCTCATCAAAAGCACTTGTGCCATGGTTAGGCCGGCTATTAAAAGCGGCAGAATTAACTTTCTTCTCAATACTGTCCAGCCTTTCCATTACCCCTAGTCTACCGGGCACGCCGGGTCTAGGAGCCTCTCCGTGCCAGTCCTCCAGCAGGTTCTCCAGGGATCGGAACTGCTTGTAGAGCCAGCGGCCGACGGCGAGGAACGTGCCGATGATGGTGATGAGGGCGACGACTATCCCGACATCAATATGTGCTGTCATTTGAATATCTCCGTGAAAGTGTTTCGGGACTTTGGGGAGTCGAATAGGATAAGTCCTCTCCTCCATCTATTGCGTAACATCTGCATGATGCGGTCGTTTGGTTTCACATAGATGTCACCCTCTTTCATAACCTTGTGGTCAATACAGTACATCATCTCCTTTTTGGGTCGGTACTCCTGGATGGTGAACATAGGAAGGTCTGTCCACACCGAGAAGCAACCGTTTTTAGTCCTAATGGTGCAATAATAGTCTGCCCTACCAGATTTCTTACCAATGAAATCTGAGTTATTGTCCTTGAAGTCATTGTTAATGGCGTAGTTCGCATACTCCTCATCGGTACTCATGACGAACTTACCGAAACGTGTGCGTGCCACGTCATTACGGAACTGAGTGTCATCCGCGAAGTGGCATACGATGAAGCCGTTACCGGCCTTGACGAACTCTGAGTTAGGGCGCAAGTCCCACTTGAGCATGTACGGGTTCATAATGCTCGCAGAGTTGGAGAGCATGAAAACCGTCGTCTTGTCCTTGTACCGGTCTACGGTCAGGTAGAAGTTGTTGAAGACACGCACCTCATCATTCAGGTACCTAATCTGCGGGTTTTCGATAATGAACTCATCGAAGATCACTGTGGTCACCAGCGGGTACGCCGTAGACTTCTGAGCCTGAGAGGTACTGAGCACGGAGAAATATCCAATGACTGTCCACTTCTTGTCCCCCTCCATACGCATGACGGCATCGTTCCCGTGCACAGCGAACTCGTACCCTGGGAACTCGTGCGCAATATCGTCGAAGAACGTAAAGCGACCTTTCTGCTCCACGCGGTGACGGCGGAGATAGATGAACTGCTCACCTTTCTTGATCGCATTGGTAATGGCGATCTTCTTCGCGCCGTAGGTCTTACCGGTACCGCGACTGCCTACGATCATGAGATATCGCGCGTTATACGACCTAATACGACTGAAATCGTAATAGTGGGTAATCTGGTTATCCATTTCATCCCCTACATGATATGACGCCTGACAGTCCACCACGCGGCGTCGTCAAGCATAAAGATTGAGTTAATGTGCGGACCGGGTCTAGGCCCACCGTGACCAATAGTGTGAGAGCCGTCGCCTGTATACATTTCCACGTGGTCTGTATGCGGGTACCCGCCGCCCCAACTCATGACAATCATGTCTGCCGTAGTCATTTGCGCAATCTGCGCAGGAGTAGGGTGGCCGTAACCTCTGACAACCTCTGTGCCACGATTGTACTGGTCACCGGTCCACGTGCCGACGTTGATCCCAACCGTGTCCATGTAGGCCCGGTAAATGGTGCTGGAACAGTCGCCGAAACCGGACTGGTCGGGGTTAAGGCGTCCCGGCGCCTGTAGATAGGCGAACTTCATCTGTCTGTCATACATCCATTTGTACACGGCCCAGCGCTTAGACGCAGCGTCCCCTCCCCCACCAGCAGGTGGGGGAGCACCTGCCCCTCCCCCGGCGTTACCGGGAGTGGCCGGGCTGCCCCCGTTGCTGACGGTGTTACCAGACATAATCCAGCGGCGTGAGTTCCCCGTGGGGAAAGCGGTTACCGTCCCGGAACTTGTGGCGATATGGAGCATGCCTGAGCCGTCGGACCACGCGTTCTTGACGCTGCCAGCGTTGGAGCCGCCGTTAGTCGCTCCCCCGCTGCCACCGTTTCCGGGACGGGAGGGTGTTGCGGCGCCGGGCGTGGAGACACCGGAGGTGTCCTTGTTCTTGATGATCTGGTACGCCTGGTTGTACCTGTTCGGGTACTTGCCGAGAACACCGTCATTAAGGAAACCGTGGTGAAACGCTTCTAGTGACGCGTTACCTCCAACATTGTTCGCAACCCTAATGGCGTACCTCGGCCCCTGGTGGTAGGCGACGCACCAGAGAATGAACGAATCGGTATTAGTGTTCGGGTCAATCCCCAGATTGCGGGCCGCCTGGAAGTACCCCTCAAGGTCGGCCACCAACTGAGTATCCTGCTCCTTGGCCCCCGCGCGCAGAAGAGGTATGAGGGAGTCCCCCTCTGCGCGCGAGAGCCATCGGTTGGTCCACCAGTCGTCGTTGCCGTGGGATGAGAGGTCGCTCCGAAGAGAGGCTGCAACACCGGCGAACTCGGTGGCATGGGCGGCACCCATCTTCTTGATGATGTCGGCCGCCCGTGGCCCGTACCACTGCGCAATTCCTACAGTGATCGGGTCGTTGTAGTTGATTGAGTCGTATTTCATACTCGATTCAACTGTTCCGATCGCCTTGATCGCCACTTTCTTCGACGTCTCATCCCACGCCATTTGTTCCCCCTTAGAAAATGCGGTAGGTCATATTCACCTGATATGTCTGGTTAGCCTTGAGAATATCACCCGCATGCATCCCACCAGTCTTGGCCACATACACGTACTTGTAGGTACGGTCGTTGCCAATAATCGGTGACATCATTCCGTCATAAGGCCGCGCCCAACCAGGCAGGTCCATGAGTTTAGCGTCATAGCCCACATCGGTGCCTGCAACTCTGAACGTGCCCTGAATGTTCACGAAATCACCGTGACGCTCACAGTTCAGGTAGTTATAGTCCCGTGCCACCGTACTTGCCGAAAGTGGATGCAGGTCATAAGACGGAGGATTCAGGAACGATGGTCCACCGTGAATCCAGTTCACGAACAACTGGCGTACATGCCGGTAGCCCGCGTCCGTCATGTGAACGTTGTCCGCACCCTGGTCCCACGACTTAGCCTGTTCTTTACCGAAATGCAGCCAGGACCTGGAACCCTCACAGACAATGGCCCCATACGCCTTGCCCGCGTTAATCACCTCATAGGTACGGGACACACAGGACCTGGCCATCTGAACGTACTCGTTCAACGACGCCTCGTTATAGGTGACTGGCAGGACGTAGATGGTTGCATTCGGGAAGTACTGTCGAACCAGCGAGAAGAACGTTCCCGCCTGTTCGGTGACGGAGTTCTGAGCACGAATGTCGTTCAGCATGTCAATAAGGAACACATATTTGGTGGCACGCTTCTTATCGTCACTCATCCGGGACCGGGCGTTATTCACCTGAGTAATGAAGTTGTTGTCAGGTGTGGAAGTAAAACCGCCGCCACCAATTGCGAACACATTCGGGTTGACACCCATATCCCGGCACAGTTGCTCGGTCCAGCGGGACGCTTCAATAGTCGCGTTGGAAGAACCAAAAACAACGCCCTCCGTGAGTTTCGGGTCCTCAAGGAACTTCTCGTCGGCTTCTGTTTTCGTGTAATAGGTTGCAAGAATTGTCCTAACATCTGACTTAACCTTCTCCACTGCGGCGTCGATCTTCTCCGCACGCTGTTTGGTGACAACCTGAATTCGAGATGAGTCCATCATGGGAGCGTCAACGTAGTCGCCGTTCTCGATACGGTCGAAACGTGCGTTGACAAGTCGCGCCTTGAACGACTCGATGAGAGCGTTCATCGCCGCGATCTTCTCATCGGTGCTTCGACGGGAGTCGTTGAGGAAGGACTCGAAGTCATCCAGCTTCTTCTTGGAGTCCTTGGCCCACTGTTCGGCGATCTTGTTGATCTCCTTGACCATCCCCTCCACCTCTTTGCCGAACCCTTCGGCGTAGGTGATGGTGTCAATGACGGCCTGCCGGATACGCTCAAGAATCTCCAGCACCGTCAGACCGTTGTTGTAGGTGAACGGTGTGGAATAGGGCGTCGTGGGTGGTGAAAGGCGGTACAGGGCCGAGTCAATAGCGGATACGCGGGGGTCAGTAGCCATAGTAGGTATCTCCAATCATGTCAGTTGGCGGCGTCCAAACAAGCATAAACAGGGGCTCAAGTTGGGCAATCACCATCATATCGATATTAACGATCGCGTCGCGATGCGCCTGAATAAGAGACGCCATAGACCCTGAGAAACCCTCCTGAGTCCCCGTGCCGCTACCGTCACTCGACGACGTAGAGCGCTGAGAGCCCGTACCGTCCGACGACGACTTGACGCCCGTCAGAGACGTTGAGTCTGCAGCGCCGGTGGCATAGTCACCGTTGCCTGAGAGCATCACCTGAGGCGTCTCGGACTGGACGGCACGGGACTTCGCGTCCGTGGAGGAGGTGGAGGACCCGTGCTCGCTGGACTCCGTTGTGGCGCTGGTGGTACCCGTGCTGGTGTTCTTCGACGTCATCCGCAGGGTGAGGAACGGGTCTCGCTTGACGAGTTCGGCCTCGTACATCTGGTTGTAGTAGGGCATGATCTCATTCATCTTCACCTTCAACTGAAAGAGGAAGATATCGATGGTCTCGTGCCCGATCTCGTTGAACCAGAAGTGTTGCTTGATCTTAGTGTTCAGCGGTTTGCGGTATTCCTCTGAGAAAATGGGGTAGTGGGATAACGCGTCATCGATTAGACGCTCACTAATCTTTCTCAATTCGGTTGTGTAGTTACTCATTAGGACCTCCCAGATCGGTGGAATTAGTGGACTCGTTAGACGCCAACGGGTCCATCTCAGTCATCGGGTTAAGCGCCTGCATGTCCGTAGTACCAGCCGAATCGTCAAGGTTCCACGTCACGTCAACGTCAAGCCCATACTTGGCGTTGATCCACTCGCACGCATACTTGCGGGCCTGTAGGTTCACAGCGCGCATGGCTAGAACCTGACCCGAGGAACCGGACGCCTCCTCAACGACCATCCTCTCCTTCTTTGAGGAATTAACATTCATGATTCCGAGCAGGGTCAGCGCCTCGTTCCAGGTCTTGACCTTTGCTTCCATGACGTGAGGCAGATAGTCCTTATCGATACCCGTGGAGATCGACCCGATCTTGTCCTGCAACGTCCCCAGCCCGGTAGCCGATGACACCTCAGCGATCATCGGATTTCCCTCTGCCAACTGCTTGTACGCATCCATGACGGACTTGCGCTCGTTCGTGTCAGCCGTCAGCAGGACCGGTACGCGCATATGGATGAGGTCAACCTCTGTCGTGGTGTCAATCTCGGACAGACGGCGCGCATACACGCTCACGATATCCGTGTCACCAGTTCGCAGATAGTTGTTCCAGATCGGGACACACGCGTCACCCTTCATGGTCTTATTGACCATCGTGTTCCCGTACACGATGAACTCAGTCGGGTTGTTGTACATATTCGGCGTACCGAAGCCAGCGCCGCGCAACGCGAAATACCGGTTGAACTCCTCATCCCAGAAGAACACGCTAAGCCCTTGCGAGAACAGCGTCATCTCAAGGAACCTCGGGTCAATCTCCTCGGGAAGACCGGTCCAGTGATACCGGTTCATGCACATCTCGGACAGGACGCGCGCGTACATCCGGGTCAGCACCTCACGACGCATCTTCCCCGGCTCCACCGTCATCTCACGCAGGAACGGCGCGTAGATCGACTCTCCAACAAAATCAGGTTTACTCACAGGAATCCTCCTTCTGGTTCCCAGTTGATAGGGGCGTTGTCAAGGGAGACGTCACCGAACTTCTCTTCTCTGTACATCGGCGAGTGCCATACCGTCACACCCTTTTCCAGTATGCCACGAAGCGTGTCCACATAGGTCTGAGGACAGGCGGAGGAGTAGATGCGAACGTCCTTGCACTTCCAGTAGGAGAAGCGGTCCATAACTCGGAGCTTATCGGGAAGGTTGGACAGGAAGAAATCACACGCGTACCCGTACCGCTCCCAGAACTGGCCCTGACGACGAATGACGTCAGTACTAACCATCTTGAGTTTGCAGAAGATAACGGCACCATTCATAATCCAGTTGAAAGCATCGCCGCCCTGAGCACCAGACACGGACGGGGGAGTGATCTGAGAATCCTTAACAGCAGCGTTAATGGACGCAATCTGCTGCTGATAATCCCCCTGAGCCGCCCAGTTGGCAAGGTCACGGTTAGCGGCCGCGTTAGTACCGGTTAGTGCGTTCTGCTCACTCTGGTTAGCGCGAGTAAGGTTCTGGGAAATCACGTTCCCCATATTGCGGGCGTTAATGTCAATCGACGTGGAAATGTCAGACGTGACCTGCCCCTGAACGTACCCACCCAACTGACCGATAGCACCAAGAGGATTGCTGAACGCAGTGCCAACGGCTCCACCAATACCACTGATAGCACGGTTAGCGCTATTCACCTGCTGATGGGCCATCTGAGCGGTATTGGCTAGAGCGGTGTTCAAGTTCTGAGCACCCAGATTATTGTTCATGATCGCGTTACCGGTACGAATACCGCGCATCGTGGCGTCGAATGACGTCTCTGCCGACCTCATGGACTTGTCCATACCCCACGACGCTGCACTACGGTTCTGAGCAATCGAGTGAGCATGAGACGCGTACCAGATCATTGACTGGTCATTGACCACAGGAAGATGTGGGAAGTTGTCAATGACAGCAGCCTCGTTCACGTACTCAGTATCGGTCTTCCACGTTGAGCCGTGCTTGTCGGTATTGTAGCCAGCCACGTAACCGACAATTCTCGGAGACGGAGGGAGGACGTGACACTCCATACTGACCTTAACCGAGTTCCAGTCATTTAGCAGTTCAGGCGCCAGAGTAAGTGTCTGCCCGTTATTGAAAGACACCTCTAGGTACATGTAAGGAGACGTGTAGAACTTAAGGAACCGCTTGAGCCTCTTAAGGTTCCTCCCCGTAACGGTATTACCGTTTGCCTTGAGGAACTCAGGAAGTTTATCCGGCATGAAGTTATAGGCGACTTCAACACTCTTTCTTGCATATGTTCCAGTAATCAACTTCAACCCGTGGTCACTTAACTTTCCAGACATCTGGTTCCCGATAACAAGCCGCTTAGGGATGTAGTAGATATCAAGAATTCCCTGAGATGCCCACGGCGCGTCGCTCAGTTCCTTCATGATTGCGGGCAAGTCCTTAATGTCGCACATGTAGTACGTGGCACCGGACACGTTGTTTACAGACAGAACCTGATTCCGCGTTTCCAGGTGAGGAACAGAAGTAGTGACATTAGACCCTGTAGCGGTCTGCATGTACGGGTCGTTCTTATTTCCAAAGTTTGTGTTAAGGTTCACCGTGGAAATAATTACTGCAATAAAGTCGAACTGCTCGCTGAAACTATTAACCTTCTCGCTGTTGATATTACCGAACCAACTCCGGTAAATAGTATGCCGCTCACCAAGAGAGAATGACTCAGGCTGCTTCAGCCACATCCGGGAGAAGATTGACCCTGCATCACCATTTCCAGCCTTGATAATCTCCTTCTCCCTGTACTCAAGGCAATGTGACCGCTCGATGAACGCCGAACCGAACTTGACCAGCGAGTGATACGTCTGCCAGACATCGAGCGAGATAGTGAGTTGCGTGGTCTCCGGTGCGATGTAGTCGACTGACTGGATGAAGTAGAAGAACGTGGTGGCCCGGTTCTTCTGAGAGATCGGAAATGCGCTGTTCTGAACAATGAGGTAATTGAACGTGTTCGCCTCACTGAACGGGAGATTAATGCGCACCGGCACACCCTGAGCACAATAAGTCAGGTTCTTAATAGTGACCGTAGGAAGATTGCGTGTCTCATCGAACGAACGGATGTACTTAATAGTCCTCTCCGGGCTATCGAACCAGTACACATCACGGTACATAGAGTCCCACGGCACATTACACAGCGTGACCTCAGTACCCGGCCCCCACACCGAGTAATCGAACTGAGTGCCAAACGAAGCACCGTTCGGCAGTGAATTAATCGTAGGCATATCTCCTCCAAAACTGATGGGCACCACCCGTGCAGGTGGTGCCCATCAGTATAGGGGAGGCGTCAGCCATTCAGGCCAGCCACATTATCCTTCGGACCCACACTCAACTGTGCAGTCTTGACGACATACTTGCCAGTGGCCGGGTCGATCCATGACACCTTAACACGGACCACGACCAACTGAGAAGACTCGTTCGGGGCCATGTAGATAAGACCGTCGTTATCGATGGTCGTACCCGTGTCCTTGTTCCCCTCAATCGACCACTGCTCAGTGAACTCGATGTCCTCCTGACCAGCCTTGAGCCCGGTCAGGACCGCTTCGAGTTGAGCCGTACCACCCTTGACCATTCGGGCCGACGTCTTGTCGACGTTACGCACGTCAGCCTCGTTACCGTCAACCACGAACTGGATACGATCAATAGCCACGTTAGCGGCAATCTCAATCGTCTCGCGCGCCGTATCGGGAGCGGTAGAGAACTTGACGATCGGGGCGAACGGGGAGGCCGAGATAATCTCCCAGTGGTGCAGGAAGAAGTTCGTCTGACGACTAATCGGGTTGAACTCCGAGGTGGTCTCAAGAGACGTATCCGCGATGACGAAGAAATCCTTAGTGGTCAGGAAGGCCTGAACACCATTCATCGCCACGTCCTCCTGACGAATCTCCACAATACGAGAGGGAACATCAGCATAGGAGACGTTGAACAGGACTGCCAGAGCGTTCACGTCAAGACCGGACTTAACCTCAGGAGTGGCAAACAGAACAAGGTCCTCAGGACGCACCGAGACGGGCATCTTAGCCCCGTTGAACCGAGTGGAGAGGAACTGCATGTTACCTGCGGTAGCGCGAATCTTGCGCAGCAGAGAACGGGCCTGATCCTCGGTGGAGTCCATCTTGGCCACGTCAGGAACGTTCACGTTGAACATCGGGTACTTATTGTCCATAACCCGGAAAAGGGCCGTGGTCATCAAGTACTCGTCCCAGTTGTCCGACGTAGTAGGTGCGGACATGATCTGCTGAGTCAACTGGTCAAGACCAGAAGGGTCAAGGAAAGCGCGACGCAGAGTGTTGTCGTCAATCGTGATCTTGTAGAAATCCTCGCGGTCCACGGTGTGAAAAGCGGTAGCCACGTCAATGTCCGCACGTCCGAAGATATCCCGCTCAAGGTAGTCCCGGTTATGGTTGTAGTGGTTCGCCTTGACGATACCGGTCTGAATCTCCTCGATGGTGTCACCGAACTCAAGAGTGCCACGCTTGAACTCGGCAAGAGGGTTATACCAGATCGCGTTACGTGCGTACACGAGTCCGATACGGTTAATCAGAGACTCAATAAACTCGTTCTTGTGCGGGCGGAAACTGAAAATAGCATCCGCAACGTCCGCCACATTACCCTTTGACGCGGCCGGAATACGCTTGTGGTAATCCAGAGAAGCATCATTGCGGATAGCGTTCAGGATATTCACATTATCCGCGTTGCGAATCTTCCCATAAAAACGGCGTGCCATTACTTCTTCTCCTCATCAGAGTCATCAGTGGAAATCAGGTCATCAAACGTCACACCCTCGTAATCGGCCGCACCGTCCTCACCCGGCAACTTATCCGCCGCATCACTCGGGTCGCTACCCGGCTGAGCCATCAGCAGATCATAGTTCTTCCCCTTGAGATCGGAGATCATCTTCTCCTTCTCCTCAAGAATAGAATTAAGGTCCGTCATCTTGCTGTCAAAACCGCCCGCGAAATCCGTCATCTCGTTCCAGATGTTCGAGAGGTTATCCAGCGTATCCGAGTGATCCGCACCCAGCAGTTCACCGAGACCGCCCATAGCGTCCGAGAACTTAGAGCCGATCTCATCAAGAAATCCCATCTTTCTTCCTTTCTGTGCACAAAAAGATATGGTGGGTACTTGCATACCCACCATATCACTGCGGAGAGAGACCAGACAGAACCAGAGGTCGCCAGCCCATCAAGGTCCGAGGGGTTTCAGCCCGTAGCGTCCCGGATCACTTGCCGGTGCTCGCCTTGATCTCCTCCACGCCATTAACCACAATCTCCGTCAGAATCTCGGAGACCTCACGACGCAGGGCCCAGTGAGCCTCATCGAGAGCGTCGGCGATCTCCTCGGGGATGACGACGGAAACGGACTTGTAGCCAGCCTTAACGCGTGCCATGTTTTATTCTCCTCTATCTGAGCGTGAATGTTGTGTTAGAGAGTACCACACCTCCGGGAACTCTCTTAGGTACAAGTTTACCGTCCCAAGTTCGCGGCGTCAACATGTCCTCAAGACGAACTTTCGCTGCAATCTCGTTGGGCAACCCAGCAATGTGAACATCATCATGGTCGCCGAACCTCTCGCAGTACTGCTTCGCCCGAAGGAACACTGCGTCATCGAACGGACGGCCGTCGTGCTCCACCTTCCAGGCCCCGAGTTCCGTGGGATGCAGGTACAGATCGGGCTCCTCCGGGCCTCTTAGATGGAGGGAGTCGGTGTCACAGTACAGGAAACGGTCGTAGTTGGCTTGAGCGGACCTAATGAGGTCCTGACGGGCGTAGGCGGTGATGAACGCGCCCATGGCCGTGTAAACGGGGTTGCTCTCTTCGTGCTCGCACATCTGTAGTTGCATAGTCCCGTGCTCGTCCAGATAGGGGCGCTTGCCGGTGACGTCCGTGTTCTTGGCGAACTTCCCGTACAAGGAATTAAGGTGAAGTTTTGCGATAGTCCTTGCCCCTCCAGTACTGTTCGCCTTTACGGCCATCCACTTATCAATGTAGTCGTTGAACAGTCCCTCTGTAGCCTTGAAGTTCCAATAACCACTAATCGCGTAAATCTGCAAGTCGTACTGTTCCATCCACAGTTCCAGGTCAACGCTCGTGATAGTTACCGTTGTCGGCTCAGGGACCGACTCAAGGAACTCGTTAGCGTTGAACTGGATCGACCGCTTCAATTGGATGCAGGGGAGGTGTCCTGGCTTGAGTTTCGCGGTGAACGTGATCGAGAGCGTGTACAAGTCTGCAGTAGAGTCCTCCGTCTCAGTCCACCACGGCTTACCGAACGGGAGCGGTTTGGTCCTCATCACCCACGGGTACATCGAGTTCTTGTCGATCACGATTCCAGGCCCCGTACGCTTACGCACCCACTGCTTCGCTGGCATTGCGATTCCTCCCCTATATGCCGCCCTGATATCGTCATCCACGGTCTTTGACAGGACCGGGAACGTCCTCGTGAACCCCTTTCCGTGGAGCCCCTTGAACTCTGCCAATGAATCGGCTCCAACGGTAAGTTTCGTCATTCCACTGGCGAGAATGACGCGCATGGCCTGAGCCATGATGTAGATATCGTTGTACAGGTACTCCCATTCCTCCTTGGTGGGGAGGTAGCCGATAGGACGTTCCGCCTCATAGTCGATATCTCCCTTGACCGATTCGAGGTTGAATGCCTTAGGCACGTCTCGAACGGGGAGGGGAATCTTTTTGAGTGAGTCCCTGAGTTCTACCTTGACACCTTTCTTAGAGACGATGGTGATTGAGTAGAACTTGTTCATATTACTAATGACGGTGGAGAACTCACCTTTGCCTGGCCTGTCTGACACCCACTTGTAACCGTCTTTCAGGATGTAATCGAGGATGAAGGACCCGTCAAAAGCGAGATTGTGGAAGAACGTCACGTTAGGGGCAGAAAGGAGATATGCGACATAGGAGCCAACTCCTATGCCGACCTGATAATCCGCATAGTCATTAACTGCCATACTCCCCCATGACCACACACGGCAATCCAGGGGGTTAGTTGTCGTCTCGAAATCTGCGCACCTAGCGTCAGATATCGAGCGTCTTTGCATACTCGTAGTACTCCATAGCACGGCCCAGGGACTGCTCACCGCGCTCCATAGCAGCGTCAACCATCCCAGAACTCATCTTCTTCTCACCAGCGTCAACCATCTGTGCCAACTGCATAGCCAGATACTTAAGCGACAACTCCTCAGGGAAATCGGTGTAAGCCCAGATGAACCAGAACTGCTCATCCGACAAAGAGTTGAACTTAGCCCTAGCCTCTTCATCCCCGATACGGTCCATCATGTCATTCATGTACCCACGGGCCTTAGAGACCAGTTCCCTAGAGGAATACTGACGCCTAATGTCGTCATTTCTGAGGGCAATCATCTTCGCACCCTCAGTGCCCATGAGTTGTTGAGGAGAGTAAATCTTGAGTTTCTTCATCCCATCGTACGCCTCGGTCCCATGTACCGGGTGCGCGGGCGTGGTCATCGCACGCCTCTCCTTCACCGTCATGCCCAGCGGTTTGATGTAGACATCCTCGTACTTCTTCTGCTCAGCGTCCACGGTACGGTTGATCTTCTTAACCGAGTTGACGTAGTTTCGGTACGACTGACGGGTGACAATCGTTCCGCGAGCACCCTTATAGTAACCAACGTGCGCCTTTCGGAAATAGGCTTGCTTCTCAAGGAGTTTCTTAAGCCGGTCACCACTCATCCTTGAGATAGCGTCCTTACCCACACGAGGATCGTACTCCATCCCCGTAATGTCGATTCCGTTATCGCCCTTAGCCATACGCTTGATCTTACGAGCCACCAATGACTCAGACTTAATGGCCGCCTTACGAAGCGAGATCAATTCCTCTTTGCTATACCTCATGATGAAGTCCTCCCCGCCCTCCCTATGGAGGACGGGGAGGACTCTAGCAGTTAGCGGCTAGGCGGCATCAGACCAGCGTCAACTTGTAGAAGCGGTTCTTACCCGAACCCTCCTCAGTCACCCGCACCTTGAGCGGAGCGGGCCACTGGGAGGGCTCTCCCAGCAGAGTGAGGATGCGCTTAGCCGCGTTGAAGATCGGCCCAGAGAACGCCTGATAGGCGTCGCCAGAGGGGTTGATGAAGATGGTCCGCACAGCAGGCTCGATCTCACCGGTCTTCTCATTAACGAACTCCGTCGACTCGATCACGAGGTCAGCGATCTCGAACGGTTTGCCGCCAAGGTCGGAGACCGGCTTAGCGTCGTTGACGGCGTTGAAAATCTTCGCCTTAGTCTCAAAGTCGTCGCCCTTGACCGTGGTGAAGATGCCGTTAGCAGCGCCCATTCCGGCGAGAGGGTTAGCGGCGGTGCTGGTGGTAATCTCGTTGCTCATTTGATCTTCCTCCTAGAAGAGTGTTTCCTGTTTGCTCTGTTCCTCGGTCTTGTCTGGTACTGGTACTGCTAGGAACAGAGGTTTAGCGGTCCAGAAGATTAGAAGTGAGAGAAGTTCCTGCTCAGAAACCTCTTCATCCTCCCCGTAGATAACGGTAGTCGGTTTCCTCCCCTTCGGTTTGATCGACGCTGTTCGGTAGTGATTCTCCTGACGAAACGAGACAGTCCCGTATTCAGTTGACCAGAATGTCTCAAAAGTCGTCATGTACTTAATCAGTCGGAACATATGTGGTTCGAGCGACTCATCATAAGCCAGCCAGTAGGAGAGGCCAGGATCGAGCGTCTCACTCAGTTGCTGAGCCATGACCTCTTCCTCGGGTGATTCTCCACGTGAATTAAGGTCTCCTTGAGCCGCCGCGCCGTCATGCCGTACACGCTAGCGAACTTCTGACGATCCGTCACCCGCGTAGGACACCCACCCGGCACCCATAACCCCTCCACCTTCTCGATGATGAGGTTCCCCGACCAAAGCGGCCCCTCATGCTCGCGTATCTCCTTCTCAGACAGTCCACACTTCATAGTCAATCCCTCCTGGCTGACAGATTCGATCAATTGCTTGCGTAACCGATTCCCCGGCATACACCATTTTGTTTCCGATATAGACGGTAATCACAGTTCCCGAATATCGATAATCATTTCCAGTTTTTCCAATGGAGACCGGAACTGACTGTACGCCTGGTCCACTGCCATCCCCAACCTCTCCAACACGTGATCGCAATTCACCATTCTCAAGAACTCCGCCGCCGCAACGAACGACCATGTACGAAACAACTCCTCTCCGTCATCAAGAATAATAAACTCTTCATTCCGTGATCTGAACATTTGCTGCCGCCATAACTGTTACCGCTATCGTCTCAATCTTAAACTCCATAGAAGGAAGTTTAAAGGAGAGACTGTATATGTAAGACCCTTATCGCTCACTCATCACTACCCCTAATAATCTCCACAAACTCATCAGCAATCATCTCAGCCAAATACGACTCACCCTCACCCTGAACCGCCTGAATAGACAGAACATGCTCACCAAAACCCGTCCGCTTGCGATTAATAATCGCAACAAACTCAGCCGACGCATCCTCCGTCCAAATCGTCAGAGAATTGCCCTCAAACTCCATCGAAGGAGAATAACCCTCCTCAATAAGGTGATCGAAGACATTCGAGATCGCCTTACGCGTGACCTGCTCAATATCCATCATTCCTCTCCTCTCGCCACGGTGCCTTTCACCTC